CAATATAATCTATTGCTTGTGTTTGTGGAATGTTACGTCTTAATACAACTGTTTGTGTTGATGTTGGAATATTACCAGATGTGAATATAACTGTACCACCAGTAGATACACCAGCACCTGTTACTGTATAATGAGTTGTAATAGTCTTAATGGTTTCTGTACCATTAGCAGCACGAATGATTACTTGAATATCTGAGTCTTGGAATATCTTAAATGTATATGTAAACGTGGTAGTTGAGCCATCACCACTATAACTGTTCTTAACTGTAGTTGAAGATATTGTCATAAAGTTCCTTTATTATATTTTAATGTTTGTGTCTATGGTTTTAAAAAATAAGTTTGACCACGATTCTCTTCATGTCTTATACGCATTCTTTCAAAGAAACCTGGATCTAAAAATTCTTTTATTTGATAACCAATAAGATAATCATAAGCAGCTTTTGTATAATATAAGTTTAAAAATGGTATATTATTTTCTGCAAATTGAACAAATTTTTTACCTGCTTTAGCTGGATCATCAAGATTCATAACAATATCTCTTAGTTTATTTAAGTCAGATGCAGTTGGTCCAAGAATTGTTTCCCATATATTGTTTCCATATTCATTTTGAACTTCATTGATTATAAAATCACCATAGATACCTAATCCCCCACCTTGAGATAAAGACTCTAAAATAGTTGATAATTTGTTTGGATCTCTTGGAGATCTTCCTCTTAACATATCTTTAGCTGACATTGATATATAACCAAACATTGTTCCTAATATTAAAATACTTGTTAATCCACTGAATTTAGAAAATTTACTATCATCTGGACCATAACTGTTTAATTCTCTACCTATAATTTTTTTCCATATAGTTATTGGAAATGATTTAAACTGACCAATAAATCTAATTGTTTCTCCCATACCAGTTCCTTTTTCTAAACCTTGATTCATAACAGCTCTAATAGCTGCATCAGGTTCTGGAGTTCCATGTGTTGCTTGATCTACTAAAACATTTCTCCAAGTAATTTCTAAATCTTTTTTAAAATTTCTTATTTCTCTTTCGCTTAGACTTCTTCCAGCATATTTTTTTATAGCCTCATCAGATAATTCATTTACACCTTCTGCTGTTAAATATCTTTTATTATTAACATCTAATGTTTTTATTGATCTTAATAAATCCCATTTACCATCATCAATGCCATATAGTTTTAAAAGATTTCTTTCTCTAATACTTAAAGAATTAAAAGCTGTATCAACAAGCATTCCATAATGACGTGATAAGCCAACTGTCATTCCTGATTTTAAACTTGAGATCCACCAATTCAATGAGTTATACTTAAAAAATAAATTTTGTAATTTTCCCATTTTTCCCCAAGTTTCAAATGAAGAAGAATATTTATTACCCATATTACCAATAATAGAATTACTTATAACTTCTAAAACTTCCATTGCTTCTTTGTCTTGTTTTTTAAATAAAGCATTCATTGCTTCGCCTAAGCCAGTTAATAATCCTCTACCTTGAAAATTAGTTGTACCCATATATTGAGCTAAATCTGAAATAGAAGAAATACCAGCAAAACCAAGTTTACCAGTTGCTTGTAATGTTCTTACAACCATTCCAACTTTAGCTAAAGTTTCATTTCCTATAGCATTAATACTTCCATCTATTTCTACAAATTCATTTTTAAATGTTTTAAAAATTAATTTCTTAGTTAAATCTGCGTTTGTGCTTTTATATTTTTTTCGTAAAAGAGATAAAATTTTTTCTAAAGTTGCTTGAGGATTAGTTCCTAGAACTTCCATTAAAGCAATATTTTTTGCACTATTACTTATAACTGATATAACGCTTTCTTTTAAAGAAGGCTCGCCAAACATAACATCATATTCATGTCTAGCAACAGCATCTTTAAAATGTAAAACTCTTGATGCGTTTAAACGATTGGCAACATTTCTTGTTCCATAAACACTATTTGTTCCACCATGTTTTAAATGATCACCTGTCATTAAAGAATCATAAATATCATCTAGTATTTGATTTACTTTAATAATGTCAGCGACTTCTGAAAAACTTCTTTTTAAGTCTAATCTTTCTCTAATGTATTCTCGCCAAGCAACTTTGTTATCTTGAACAATTTTAGTTCGTTTACTAGCATTAGCCATTTTATCTGTATTATGAACTGTTCTTGTAATCCAATCATCTAACTTTCCTATGTTAGCTCCTAAGTCATTAAGTCTTAATCTTAAATCTTCTTGAAAACTTTTTAATATATCTGCAAGTTGTTTTGCTTGTTTTAAACCTGTATTTACTCCTAACATTTCTTGTTTAATTTCTAAATCCATTTTTCCAGAAGTAAAATCATCCCAAGAAGTTTTAGATATTTTGCTTATTAATCTATAAAGTTTTCCTATTTCTACAATTTCAATTGTATCTTGTTTTGATCCTATTGAATTTCTAGCAAGTTGAGAAAATTTTTGTATTCCAACTAATATACCTTTAACCCCATCAACAGCATCAATTTTTCCACCAGATAATTCAATAGCATCTATTATTTTTTGATATTCATTTAAGGCTTTCATGTTGTTTTCTGCTAAATTTCTTTTATCTAAAGCCTGTTGATATTTAAAATTATCAAATATTTCTTCTTTTAATATTTTTTCTGTCTTTGCTTCTCCTTGTTTAAATTTATCTTCATTAATTTTAATTTTAATTTCATCTAAAAGTTCATTAATTTTATCATCAGATAAAGTGTCGCCTGACAACCTTTTCATTTCTTGAAAACATTTACTAAAAGATTTTATGCTTGGTTTTTTAGCCATTATATACTTCTCATAACACAGTTAATTCCAGCGTCTATTGAATCTGCAATAGATACTTTTTTATTTAAAACATTGCTAATGTCTGATATTTTTTTTCTATCTTGTAAAAATTCTTCAGATAAATCTTCATCTTTAATATTAAGTTGTTTTTGATGTAATATATTTCTTTGATTTATATTTTCAGCTTCTGCCTCAAGTTCAGATGATTGTTTATCTTTATATTGTATTTCTGATTCTGGTATTAATCCTTTTTCATCTCTAATGTTAGGATCGTTTACTTTTTGTTGAATAGCTAAATCATTTTTTTGTTTTTTAGCTTCAAATAATTCTCTTTCAGTTTTTTGTAAATTTCTTAAATTTTCTAAGTAAATCTTAGCAGAAGAAACGTCATTTCTGTCAATTGCATTTTGATACAAACCTTTAAACTCATTTATCTGATCATCAATTCTATTTAATTGCTCATCACCAATTCTTGTTTTAGAATTAATTAGATCTCCAGTATCAACCTTTTCTCCTCTAAGAGTTTTACCAATTGAGTATCTTAATAACTCTTGTTGATTTTCAGGTGATATAGCTGCTAGTCTTTGATAAATATTTGGCTTACCAGTTCTTTCAGCAATAACATCTCCTATTTTGCCGAAACCAACATGCAAAGAAGATCCTAAAATACCACCAGCTGCTATGTTAAAAAAAGCATCATACTGATCATAGTCAGATTGTTCTGATCTTGCTACACCATAAACAATAGGTTCAACAGCAGCGTTACCAACAAAACCTTCAATAAATCCTCTTTGTAATCTAGCAACATTTTTTCCTGATCTTGCAACCATATTTGCAAATCTTGCTTGACCAACAACTGGAACAAACGCTGCTCCTATATTTATTGGATCTGCAAAGTTTGTAGCAAGACTAGCAAGAAAAAAAGTACCATAAGTATTTTGTGGTCCACGACTAACAACGCTTGCTCTTTCTTGTTCAATTTGTTTTCTATTAACTAAATAATTAACTACACCTTCTCTAGTATCTTCTTCAAAAAACAAACCAAGATCAGCATATTGTTTATTTAATTCATCTTTGTTTAAATAAACATTACTTTCATTATATGCTTCTGTTTGTTCTGTTAATCTAAATAAAGAAGATGTAGGATTATAATCCCAAGAACTAGCTATGTTAGCACCTTGAGCTTCCCAGTAGGTTGTTTTAACATTACCTAAAGCTGAACCTATTTGTTCTTTTGGAGTTTCAAATTGTTCAAGACTAATACCAATCATTATGGAGCTACTTCGTAAAATTCAGATTGTAAAAGTCTTATAGGTAATCCAGTTCCTGGTTCAATAGAATCTATACTTTTAATTTTAGGATTTTTATTAGGAATATCAGCAAAGTAAAATTCTATTTTTTCTCCTTTAGCATTTACAATTGGTATTGTTCCATTTGCTAATTCAACATGCAAAACTATTCCTGTTGAATTACTATTTAACAACCATTTAGAATGTTTTTTCATAGAATTAATCATTGTATTTTTTACATAAGTATTAAATGTATTTTCGTCTGATAGTTTTATGTTTTCAGGCAAAACATTTTGTTTTCCAGCTAAAGTAGCATAATGAGCAAAACCACCATCAACATGAAATCTTTCTAAGTAATCTGATTTTTCAACTAATAATAAAAGTGCATCAGCTTTATCTTTAACAGCAGCATTATTAACAGCTATTCCATTTACATCTTTTGGAATAAAATAAGTTCCTGGTGTTGTGTCATAATCATTTTTAAATTCTTTTGTAACACTTTTTCTTGCATTTTCTGGATTTAATCCATCTTTAACAATTCTTTGTAATGTTGCTTGATACAAAGTATTTTGTAAAGAAAGAATTAATTCTTGTTTATTTACAGCTCCATCTGATTGACTTAAAATAACTTTTTCAAAATCTTTTATATCTGTCATTATGTTAGTTTTAATATTTGCAAAACTTGCATTTTTAAGACCAGATATTTTTGATTTAGCTAATGACTCTAAATCTTTTGTAGAAATAGCAGAAAGAATATCTTTTTTTAAAGCAGAACTATTTGTGCTTACAGCAATTTGAATATCTGTTGGCAAACCATCTTTTACAAGTTGTTTAAAAATACTAGGAGCTACATCAGTTCCATAAGTGTTTTGCAAAGAATTAATAACTTTTAATTTTTGATCAACATTTTGAGTTCCTTTTAATACATCACCAATTTCTTTTATTTTATTATAAGGAACATAAGTTCTGTATTGTTCTGGTATATTTTGTTCATTATATTTTTTATCTAATGCTTGTTTAAATAAACCAAATTGAGAAGGATCTTGTACAACTTTTGCATAAGCTAAATTAACTTGAGGATCTTTATTTATAAAATATTCTGCTGAACCTTTTTCACTAATTGTTTTTAATTTAAAATTTATTTCTTTATCTATTAAAGAAGTAGCTTCTACTCTTTTTTCAGAATCTGTAACTTTTGATGTTAATTGAGTAGAAACAACAGCTTCTATATCTGACATTAAACCATAAGGAGCATTTACTGCTATTGTTTCAGCTATAGCAGATGTTTCAAACTTACTAACTTTTTGATAAAGCTCAGCTCTTTTTTCAGCTTTTAAAAATTTACTAGATTCTATATCTTCAAGTTTTTTCTTTGCTGATCCATAATTTTTATTAGATAAATCTTTTTCAATATCCATTTCAAATATTGAAGCATTTGATTTATTTAATTCTTCTTGTAGTTTTACTTCACCATCATTGTTATAAAAATTTTTGCTAAGAATATTAGAATCAATAGTTGTTTTTAAAATACTTCTTTCATTTTCATCTTTTGATAATAAATATTTAGATATAAGAACTTGTTGTTCTGTGTTCCAAGTATTGTTATATTGTAAATCTAATTGATCTCTTGAGCCTTTTACAACTTTAGAAGATCTAGTAATTAAATCTAAACTAAGTTTATCTTCTAATAATTTAGCTGCAGCTTTATTTTCCATTGCATCAATTTTTTGTTTTGCTAGAAAACTAAATTGATCTTTAAATGTATTTTGAGCTTTAACTGGATCTAAGATTTTAGAAGAACCTTGTTCTATAGTATCTAATTCATTTGATAATTCTAAATATGCTTTTGTTGATTCTGTTTTATCTTTTAATGCTTGTTCTCTAACATAATACTCATCTGCAGCCGAAATTACTTTTTGAGCAGAACCAAACATAGAACCAGCAGATTCTACTGGAACTTGAAATTGTGTTTTAAGTGATGCAACTTCTGCTGTTGGTCTTACTTGTGCTTCAAATGTAGGTATCTTTGGCATTAAAATGATCCTGAGTATCCTGTTGGGTTAGCTGCATATTGACTAAAAGAACTAGCACCATCAAATGTTCCTGCTGGTTTTGTTCCACCTAATAAAGTTTTTCCTGCAGAAGAACCTGCAAAACTTAATCCTGTTGATACTAATGTGCTAATAGCAGCAGATCTTCCTTGTTGTCTAGCAAATTGTCCCTGTATTCTGAACATATTACCAGCTTCTCTTCTTTGTGCTGCAGCAACTTTTGAATTGTAAGTTATAGTATTTTTTTCAACTTCTGCTTCTTCAGCATTTCTTCTTAAAACTCTTATTCCAGTTCCTCCTAATTCTGCACCTGATTTTAAAATTCTAGTTGTAGTTTGTGATTGTAATTGTGCAAAATTTTGATCAAATCTTGCTAAATCAAATTCTGCTTGTTTTTCTATTTGTGTAGCTTCTTGATCAGCTAATTGTGCATTTCTATTTTGAATTGATTGATTATATTTTCCTGCAGCATTTTGCTGTGATGCCTGCATTACTCCTAAGCCAACTGCTACATAAGGTAAAGCTGGTGCCATTAGAAAATCCTCGCAAATCTATAATGATCAGTACCATCAAAACCATACTTTTTCATTAATCCTTCATTACTTAATCCCATCCATTTGGCAAATCTAATTCCAATACCAAAGTCTGCACGAACTGCAGTTTGTATTCTTTCAAATTTATAATCTCTAGCTAAGTCTTCAAAATTCTTTTTAA